TGGTCTAGTGGGGATTTATATGGATCTATTGGGTTTAGTTTAAATGGTGTTATTAAGCCAAATTATTGGTATATAAAAGGGTTAAAGCGTATTCATCGATTTGGTTTACGGAAAGATAAAAATGATCCTAAAGATCAAACCGAGTGGGAAATTAGAAAATCCCAAGGTCATAATAGGATTTGGGATTGTGGAAATTTGAAGTACAATAAATTAAATCAAAAATGTAAGGGGTAAATGAAAAATACTCAAATTTCATTATATGATAATGTAGATGTTGTACTTGATCAAGGCATTGAGATGATAAAGTTTTATATTAATCATCCAGTAATTGCTGCCTATGATTTATTAAATGTTGATCTTGCTCCAATACAACGTGGTGTTCTAAGAGATATGTGGTTCAAAAATTTTGTTATAACAGTCGCTGCTAGGGGGTTTGGGAAGAGTTTTATGCTTGGTGTAAATGCTGTTTTACATGCGCTTTTATACCCTGGTTATAGAATAGGCTTAATTGGACCTAGTTTTCGTCAATCAAAATATGTTTTTGCTGAAATAGAGAAGTTATATGCTAGATCATCTATTTTTAGGGAAGCATGTGAGAGGCGGCCTATTAGAGGATCCGACACTTGTTATATTAAATTTAAAAGTACTGAATATTCAAACGGTAGTTTCATTGAGGCATTACCTTTGGGTGTAGATGGAGCTAAAATTAGGGGATCACGTTTCTATTTAATACAAATAGATGAGTTAGCACAAGTACCTCCTACTATTATAGACATGGTATTAAGACCAATGGCGGCTGTAACACTAGAGCCGATGCAAAGAGTACGGGAATTGGAAAGACAGCGAATGCTTATAGAGCGGGGGTTGGCAATTAAAGGGGATTTTATTGAGGAAATGTCTAATAAAATGATAATGACTTCTTCTGGGTTTTTTAAATTTAATCATATGTGGAGTAGAATGAAGTCATATTGGAAAGCTATTGAGTTGGAAGGTAAAAACACTACTAAATATGCTGTGCATCAAATTCCTTATCAACTTTTGCCTGAAGGATTTTTGGATAAGGAGAATATAAAAGAAGCTAAAAGAACAATGTCATCCATGGAGTTTCTACAGGAGTATGAAGCACTTATGATATCTGATAGTGATGGATTTTTTAAGGCCTCATTATTGGAAAATTGTACTATTGGAAGTGATTTTAGTGTACGACTAGTAGGCGAAGCCGGCGAAAAATATGTAATGGGTATAGACCCAAATCAAGGTGGGAGTGCTTTATGTGGTATAATTATAATTGAAGTAGACAAACCAAACAGAATAGTTTATGTAAACGGTTTGAAAAATCAAACTACCCAGGGCATGACCAAAACAATACAAAGATTGACCGATCAATTTAATATTGTTAGAATATTTATGGATTCACAAGGTGGCGGTAAGCCTGTAAGAGATTTATTACAAGAAGGGTATAATAATCATGTGCCTATATTAGACATAGAAGACGAATTAATGAAAACCCAAAATGGTAGACGTATATTGCAACTTGTTAATCCCGGTTCTCAGTGGATTGCTGACGCTAATTTTGATACATTATCGATGTTGGAAAATGGGGATATAAGATTTCCTATGGTGCCTTTGTCTGGTTCTAATATGGAAGAAAAAATGTATGAGTATGTAAAGTTATTAAAATCGCAAATGTTGAATATTATTGTTACACAAACGGCTAGGGGTGTACGTCATTTTGATACCCCTAAAAAAGGACAAAACAAAGATTTGTATTCGGCAATGGTTTTGGCTTGTTGGGGAATAAGAGAGTTAGCTAGAGAGATAGAAGTTGAGGACGTTGTTTTACATCCTGGCGGTTTAGTTAGAACACATCAATTGGGTGCAGACTTTATCTCATCTGTTGGTGTTGGTTTTGCTAGTCCAGCACTCCAAAATTTCGAAGGGGCTCTTTTACATAAACATTAAGAGGTGTATATATGGATTCGAAAGAAATTGGAAAAATCACAGCTGAAATAAACAAGAAATATCCAGAAGCTGGCATACAAAAAATTGAGTTTGATAGTGGTAGTGGTAAAGCATCTTTTTTTCTAAAACCGAGTAATAAGATGTTAGCGTCATTACCTGGAAATCAATCAATTCAATTAAGGCCGTTTGAATTAGCATCTACATTGAGAAGAACAGCTGTTGATAGAAGTACATTAGATTTAATTAAGAAAAGCCCGTCCGAAGAAGAACCAAGAGAAGTTTTTAAGCGGGCCATAAGATATTATTTTGAATATGATGTTTATGGATCACATATAGATATATTAACTAATTTTGCTTCGAAGGGTTTTGAAAATGATGTTGATGATGATAAAATAAAAGCTTTTTATGATTCATGGTGTTTTGATGTGAATTTTAAACAAGTATTAGATTGGATATTTTTTGATTTGTTTAGAGTAGGCATGGTAAGAACTTATAAGATTGTTGGTAAATATGAACCTGGTGTTAGTTATTTATCTCCAATTCCAGGACAAAAGGTAGACAGGGCTCTTCTTAAAGAAGTGGCTGAAAGAGCTGAGCGTATTAACAAAAAAAGAAAAAATATGGGGTTGGAAAAAAGTGCTAAGAAAAAGGTTTGGTCTAAAGGGCATATGCCAATAGCATATACAATATTAAATCCGCTATTAGTAGAAATTGAAGGAAGCCTGCTGTTTGATAAATCTAAGGTTACTTTAACACCTTCAGATGAGTTGAAAAAAATGTTGGCTAAAAATAAATCAGATCTTACTGATGATGACAAAGAAATAATTAAATTATTACCAACTGAATTTAAGGAAAAAGTAATTGCTGGCGGTGGCATAGACCTAGATCCAATGTTTGTTGGGTCAGTTGATTATAGAAAACAACCATATGAAAGGTATCCAAAACCAAAAGGCATAAGGGCTTTTGATTCATTAGAATATAAAAATTCTTTGAGAGAAGCTGATTTAAGTACTTTAGACGGTATATCTAATTATATATTAAAAATAACAATAGGAAGCGATGACTATCCAGTTACAGATCAGGCTCAGCTGGAAGCTGTAGCAAAACTTTTTGACACACCAAGTAAATCTTTTGATGTTGTTTGGAATCATACATTACAAATTGAAAAAATAGTATCTCCAGAAATTGAGGCAATTTTAGGTCAGGATAAATATGGTCAGGTAAATGATGATATTACTGGGGCTATGTCTATGTCTAGAGCTTTAATTGATGGTTCAACAGAAGTAAGTGAGGCTGAAGTTACCTTGTTGACTAAAACAGTCATTGAAGAAGTTAATTATGCTAGGCGTTTAGTAACACGGTGGATATATAATGAATATAGGCAGATAGCTAATGCTATGGGATTTGATAAATTTCCAAAAGTAAGATGGGATAATACCGTGTTACGTGATATGATTTTATATATGTCCACAATTTCGCAACTTGTTGATAGAAGAATGTTGTCTTATGAAACGGCTCTTGGACAGCTTGGTTTTGATTATGATAATGAGTTTAATAATATGAAAAATGAATTTCCTAGTGTATTGGAGGGTATTTTAGGTATAGTTGGAAGCCCTTTTCAAAAATCCGGTATTCAGCCTGTTCAAAATGCTCCTGTAGGTACACCGTCTTCTGGAAGACCTAAAGGACAGGTGCCTAAAAAGAAACAGCCAAGTACTAAGACTAATAAAAAGACTAGCCCACCAAAACAAACACCTAGTCAGCAGCCTGGCCCGAGTCCGCAAGCTGCTAGTATTACTACTATACAAAATATGAATGATGAGGAATATGCTTTTTTTCTTAATTATTTAAATGTGATACGTGATACAGACGCAGAATAAATGTAGTACGGTGTTTTAAATTATGAAATAATTATCTAACCTCTCTTATATTAGGAGGACTATTTTTAAAATAGGGGGTCGTGTTGTGGAGTATCAAAAATTTAGTTCGATAATGTTAGAAGCAGATATTAGTATAATAGAAGCTACCGATGATTTAAAAAAAGAGGTTGCTTCTGTAGTTGATTTTCCAGATAATAAAACGCCGGATATGTTATTTTTTTCTGGCATTTTTGTTTCGTCAGGTGAAAATTTGAATAAAGCTTATTTTAAACCTTCGGAGTTAATAAAGGCGGCTCATACTATTAATAATAAACCGTTAGACATTGAACACGCGGAAGATCAAATAGTGGGGCATATTTATTCAAGTAAGTTTGTTGATATGTCTGGTAATGAATTAGATTTAAAAGAACTTTCTTCCATAAGTGAGGAAGAAGTAGAAAACATAGATATGGATATTATGATAGCCGGTATTTTGTATAAAAGTCGGTTTCCTCAAATAGCCGAAGAAGTAACAGCGGGTAAGTGGAAACTGTCCATGGAAACATATTTTCAAGATTATGATATTAAAATAGGCAATGTAATCATGTCTAGAAAAGAAGCAGAAGCAATAGGTTTAGTTGCTGCTGGCAAAGGGGTGGTAGAACGAGTGGTTAGGCTTTTTAAAAGTGGGAAAGAAATAGCTGATGGTGAAGTATTTAGGGTTTTGAAAGGGCTGTTATTTTCTGGTTGTGGGCTAGTAAAGAATCCAGCCAACCCTAGATCTGTTATTTTGGAAACCGCAAAGAAAAATAAAGACAATCAACAAGAGGAATTAATTATTGATTTAGATAATATAATCGATGGGAAAGATGAAAATGAGATAGTTAAAGAAGAGGCTGATATTGATACTACAGATATTCGTACACAAACTAGTGTAGGTATATGTGTAAGTTATAGGAAGACAGTTTATGATGCAACATTTAAAGATCAACATTCTAAAATTTTACATACGGATTGGTGTACATTATATGAAAAAGGATGCACATCTCCTTCGAGGGGAGCTGATCATCCCGATTGTTTGAGATGGAAGATTAAAAATGATACTAAAGCATATGTTTACGGCAAGCTAGAAGAGATTAAAGATAAAGATGAACGAGGCAATCTATTATCTACATTGAAAAGCTTGTTAAATAAATAAAGAGGAGGTAATCGCTTATGCCACAAGCACTAACTGGTAAAAAGAAAAGTATACCTAAGGTTGTTAGGGTTAATGCTGATGATAATGTGTGCGTGTTTTATAAAAATTTAGGAAATGGACGTAGAATTCCTTTTTTCGGAGGCACAACTGTAACTTTGGCATCTGGTACCCAAGAAGTAACGGTATCTAGCGGTGTAGAATTTAGTGAATTTAAGGTAAGTGAGGGTATTATACAGTTTTCACCTGTTTTTACTGTAACTAGTGGTGTTAGTTATGATACTGGTCTTTTAGGCAAAGCCTATATTGAAAAAGACACAACTAATAATATTGTTAAGCTTAAAACTACTACTAGTGTAACACAAGATACAGAGTGGGATATTTATGTATTTTTGGGTGATGCTGCTAATATGAATGATAGTACTAAAACTAATCAAATTTGGAAGAATCAAGTGAATTACCAAGGATAATAATTAATTAAGGAAACGGTTTTATTAAATAAAATATTATTTATTTAATTTAAGAGGTTGGTAATTGTTTTAATGTTTTTTTGTTCAGTTTAAAATATTTACAAGGGAGGTTTTAATTTATGTCTGATCAAATGACTCAAGAAATTAAGGATATAGTTGATGGTATTTTTAGACAGCAGGAAGAGTCTGTTATGAGAAAGGAAACAGAAGAAGCTCTTCGTAACTCTAAGGATGTGATTAATGAGTTGAACGAATCTTTGGAGGCAAAAGACTCTGAACTTACTGAGGCTAAAGAGGAAATTTCGAATTTTAATGATACTATCACAGAGCTCAATGATAAAGTTAGCGAGCTTGAAGAATCCATTAAAACTCTTGAACAAGAGAAGTCAGACTTCGAAAGTAGGGAAGCCGACATTGTTAAAAGAGCGGAAAAGGCCGAAGAAGATCTAGAAGATATTAAGAAAGACCTGCTTGCAAAAGCTAGGTTTGGTGATCTTAAAGAAGCTGGCATCGCTTCTTCTAACGAAGAAGACCAAACTGCTAAAGTTCGAGAGATGTCAGATGAAGAATTTTCGGCCTATAAGGACGAGCTTCTTGTTATTCGTGAGTCTATTATAGCTGAATTAAAGAATTCTGATTCTACTGATGTATCTGCTACAGAAACAGAAGGAGATGTTACTACTGGCACTGAAAATGTGTCTACAGAAGAATCTAATGAAGTAGTAGAAAGTGATGAGGAGGACGCTGCCGGTTCTGAGGATCCTATTAATCCAATGCATGCTACCGCTGCCGCTCTTAATATGGAAGTTGTGCCAGGTAAAGATGTTTTGGCTAAGTATAAAGAGTTAGGAAATCAAATGGCTGCAAATATTACCGGTAATGATAATTAAAAAATATATTTAAGGAGGAAAGGTAATTATGTTTATTCCTAGACATCCTGTTGTTGAAAATCAATTCTGTCAGTTTAATGCTCAAACAGATAATACTGGTGGAGTTGGTGGTGTTTTAGCTTATGCGGGTGCTGTTTGTTATTTGGTGCATGCGGCTACTAATCAGGACGCTATTGTAGCACAATATGTTGATAGTGCTCCAGCTGATAATGGTGGGCAAAGAGATCCGTTTGGATTTTTAATGCAGAAGGTAAAGATGGGATATCATCAGGTTCACCCAGCTGGATTTATGATGCCTGGAGATCTTGGATCGTCAGATGTTATTGCGCAGCCGTCTTATAATTCTAGTGGTGAAATTACTGGTAGTAAAGAGGCTCCAGTGGCTGTAGCTCATTTAGGTATATGGGATACTGTACATTATACCGTGGCTACTGCTGGAACTGATTATTTTCATCCTGGTGAAAAGCTTTATGTTGCATCTGGGGCTACTAGTGCTGGTGGAAAAGTTACACATACTGGTAATAAACTTACTAACGTAGATGCTCAGGTAGCTAAAGTTGTTAAAGGCGCTAATGCTGCACAAGTTCAAGCTAATATTAATAATACAACATTATATCCTATTAGGATAAAGCTTATTATATAATTTTGTGAATTTAAATTTATGAATTGTGGATTAAAGCGATTTTAATTTTTTATCGCATCCAGAACTATTTAAGGAGGAAAGTTAGATTATGGATAGAAAAGAAATGCAAGATTTGTTTAAAGCTACTGCTGCAATTAGTACTCCAGAAGGTTTAGCAGCATATAGAGCTTTTGCTGCTGCTCTGACTACTCCAATCCTTCAAGCTATCGAACGTGAATCGATTATGAGAAATCTTTTTGCGGTCGAAAGACTTGGCCCGGGTGAAATTTTGCGCCCCCTTATTATGAAAATATAATAAGGAAAATTTGGCTATATGCTGGAAACCCCTAAAATCGTTCTTTACTGATATCGTAAAAATAAGGAGAATATTATGGGCAATCATGCAGGTAACTTTTTAACTAATAATAATTATGTAGCAGGTCTTGTGGATTCAGATTTTAGTGTTATGATAATGAGAAGAACTATTAGAGGAGATAAACTCAGAATGGTTCCAAGAATAAGTTTTACTAATACTAATCCGTTTTTAATAGAGTTCATGTCCTCCTATTTGAAGAGGTATGATATAAATCATTATGTTGGAATCAGGAAAAAGACGAAGTATAATCATAAGATTGAAAAACAAATTATTATACAACGCTATTCAAAATGTATAGATTTTTCTGATAAGATAATATCTTGTGCAGTGATAAGAAGACCGCAGTTAGAAATAATTAGAGATTTTTGTGTCGATAGATGTAAATATATGGAAAACTATGGTTGGAAATTTATTAATACTCCTTATACAGATTATCAGAAAAAATTATGTAACGAGATTATAAATTTAAATTTGGATTATAATTTTGATAATAATTTTAGAAATCATACATTTTCTTGGTTAGGTGGTTTTATTGATGGTGATGGTTCTATAGGTATGTCTTATCATAAACAAGGCGGTGACAGAACTGATTATAAAATAACACCATTCATAAATTTTTCATTGGGTTCTGACTCTGGATTTAATAATGTTAAAGAATTATTAAATAAATCTGAGATAGGGTATAGTTGTACCGCACATAAATGCAAGGCTAGTAGAAAATTGGGAAGAAATAAAAAGAAGCATTATTATTTAGTTGCTATTAAAAGTCACAACGATTTAAGGAAGATAATACCTAAATTAAACGGTAAATTGATAGCAAAGCAACAACAACTTAATTTACTTTTTGAATACCTGGATATTCGAAATAATGAAAAAGGACCATATTCAGATAGATGTTATGAAATAGTTAGTAAGGTAAAAAATTTAAATAACAATTATAGTTAAAAAGATACTTCAGAGACTAATACGCCGAACACCTTTATTGGTGAAGATATAGTCCGAACTTACGTGAGAGCGTAAGAGTTAGAAAGAAATTTCTAACCGCCTAACAGGTAAAGCTGAGGTTATTATAAGTAACAAATTGGCCCAAGCGTCATATCCGGTAGCAGAAGATTTTGAAATACCGGTCTGGATTTTACCTGGTCTGGGTTATGTAGCACAGAATTTTATTGAAGGAATTGGGGAAGAAGTGTATGTACCTACGTTTTCTGTAGATGCGTCTGGGGATTGGAAACTTACTTATGCAAGGGATTCGCGAATTGATATTCCACAAAGAGCTGCTGAAAAAGCTGCTAAGGGTCTTTCTGATTATGAAGAAGAGTGTGGTTGGAGGATAATTTTACCTGCTGCTACCTCATCTTTTTCTGGTAAAGGCTTGTTGGGGTCGCGTCCCGCGCCTATTTATGAAATCAACCCTGCGTCTACTGGCGCTGGATTTTTGTCAAAAGAACTTATCAATAAAATGATAGTTGGTTTTAAGCGTATTGGTAGGACACTTACAGATTTATATGTTTC